CGAGAACACCCAAAGTGGCAAGCGATCAAACATGGCCTTGCTCGGGTGCTGGCTGGGTGTCCCCGCTGTGCAAAAGCCGTAATGGATGAGCTGACGCGACTCGAGATGTAGCGCGAAGTTTATAGTTAGTCGACTACAGTTTTTGCTGCAGCGTGCGATACTAAATGCATGACCACACGCATTTCGTTTTTGATTGTCCTAGTTGCCGCCAGCGCTTGCGCGAGCGAGATTTCGGACGCCAGCACCGCGCCCGACGTCAGCGCGACCGACCTAGCTGGCGCACAAGCGCAGAGCTACGGCGGCAGCGCGGCACCGATTGTCGTGCAGCCCGAGCCCGGGCCCGAGCACATGCCCAGCGATGTCGCGATCGAGCCGCAGCAGCCGCAAGCCGATGCCGCGGTGCCCATGGAAGAGCCCAAACCCGCGCAAACTACCGACCCGATTGCCAGGGTTTTGGCCGGCAGCGGCGGTAGCATGGGTGCGGCAGGCGCTGCGGCTCCGATGGCGGCGGGTGCTGGTGGAAGCGTTGCAGGTGCCGCGGGATCTACTGCGGGCGCTGGCGCAGGTGGTGCTGGTGGTTCGGCGAGTGCGCCGGTTGGCATCACGCAGTGCAAGCTCGCGAGCAAGCAAGTCATCGCGTGCGATGCGTTCAGTAAGCAGTATTTCCCGAGCTGGGTGCTGCACTGGACGGTGGCGCAGGGTGCGGGCAGCGTGACCTACAACTGTCAGGGTGACGCGCCGAAGTGTGTGGCCGGTTCGAAGTGCACCGTGACGCACGTCGACACTGGCGTAAGCGAAATGGGTGTTTGTCAATGAACCGTAGTATAGTGATCGCTGTCCTAGTGGGCGTGGTGGTCGGACTCGGGATCGCCGGTCGCCATGTCCACGCGGACTCAACGCAGCCCGCGCTTGACAGACAGCTGACCGAACGCATGGTGCGGGCGCTGGAAAACCAAGCCAGGCAAACTGAACGCCTCGTGCAGGCAACCGAAAGGTGCAGGAAATGACCCTCACAGAAGCCACCGATGCCCGGGAACAAACGCGCGCGAAACTCCTAGAGCTTCGCGCGCGTTTGTCTGAGCACCAACGCCTGGCGCAAGCCATCGCGAAGGAAGTGAGCGAGCTCGAACCGCAGATCCGCATTGAGGAGCGGCGGTTGATCGAGTGGACCACGAAAATGCAGCAGCTACTCAATGCCGACGTGTCTGGCCTGCTAGGTCGACGCGCAGGCTCGGAACCCGCGGAGTTGCCTACGCGCAGTGAGCTCACCCAGCAACCGGACGCGGTTGCGTGACCTCTACGATCGGTGCGGAGATCGCCGATCGAAAGCAACAACAGCAGCGCAGAACAGCTAACGCCCGCCTCACGATGGCGGCCGAGCTGAAAGAACAGATAGCCCTAGAGCTTACGCTCAGCACACGGGTGCGCTTCCCGAGCCCGCTGTACCAGGCCAGGCCGGTCGAGTTCTTTCGCAACGTGCTTGGCGTTGAGCCGTGGCATAAGCAGATCGAGGTCATTGAAGCCGTACGCGATTGCCCACGCGTAGCAGTGCGCTCGGGTCACAAGGTCAGTAAGAGCCACACGGCAGCGGGGATCGCGTTGTGGTTCTACTGCAGTTTTGATGACGCGCGTGTGGTGATGACCAGCACCACCTCGCGCCAGGTGGATCAAATCCTTTGGCGTGAGCTACGGATGATGCGTGCGCGCGGTGGGCGCTGCACCGCGTGCAAGCTTGCCGATCCGGAAGGTTTCCTAATCACTCGGCCGTGCGAGCATTCGACGCCGATTGAAGGTGAGGAGGGAGATCTAGCGCGCACTGGCCTCAAGTCGCGCGACTACCGGGAGATCGTTGGATTCACCGCGCGCGAAGCCGAAGCCGTGGCCGGCATCTCAGGCCGCAACCTGCTTTACATCTGTGATGAGGCCAGCGGCATCGGTGATGACATTTTCGAAGCCATTGAGGGCAACCGCGCTGGCGGCGCGCGCATCGTGCTATTCGGGAACCCAACGCGAAACGAAGGTGAGTTTTTCGAGGCGTTCCACGGCAAGGGCTCGCACTACAAGACGATCACGATTAGCTCGGAAGAGACGCCCAACGTTGTGCAAGGCAAGCGTGTGATTCCCGGCCTAGCAGAGCGCGATTGGATCGAAGAAAAAAAGCAGGAGTGGGGCGAGAACTCGCCAATGTACCGCATACGTGTGAAGGGACTTCACGCGCTGGCGGAAGAGGGCAAGATTTTCTCAATCCACACGATCACCACAGCAGAGCAGCGTTGGGCCGACACGCCCGAAGCTGGGCGGCTGTATATCGGGATCGATCCCGCCGGTGAAACTGGCACTGGCGATGAGACTGTGTTCTGTGTGCGCCGCGGGTTGAAACAGTTGCTGCTGCGCGCTGCGCTTGGCCTCAACGAAGATCAGATCTACGTGCTGCTGCTACGCATGATCAAGGACATGAAACTACCGCGGGAGCTTCCGGTAGTGGTGATTGATCGTGAGGGGTCTGTCGGGACCAAGTTGTTCACGCTGTTGCGCGCCAAGACCGAAAGCAAAGAACACGTGGCACCGTTCGAGCTCGTTGGCGTACGCGCCTCGGATCGCGCGATACGCCAACCGTTCTTATACGATCGGTTGCGCGATGAGTTAGCCGCGAATCTCGAACAGTGGTTCCGCGACGGTGGTGCGATCGTGGAAGATTCGAAGCTTGAGCGCGAGCTGCACGCGCTGGAATGGCAGCAAGCTGTAAACGGCCGACTCAAGGTCACGCCGAAGAAAGAAATCCGTAAGGCGATTGGGCGGTCACCGGATCGCTACGATGCGTTGGCGCTGTGCGCATGGGAGCCGCTGAGCTTGCGTGAAGCCGCGACTGAGCGTGACGAAACACGCGATGCGTACGAGAGTCCGCCCGCTAACACCATGGACCCGTACGCGGGAATCGAGGTCTGGCGATGAGGTCGCGCCGTGCGCTGATAGCGTTACTGCAGGTCACGACCGGGCGGGAGATCGCGGCGAGGTGCGGGGTTTCCCCCTCGCGCGTGAGCGAATGGGCTGCCGGTTTAGCCACGCCGTCAGACATCCCGCGGCAGCGGCTTTGGCGCATATACGGGATACTTCCGGATGGGTGGGGCCGCCCCGCTGTCCAACTGTCCAACGTGAGACACATGGCGTAGTTCCGCGCTCGGCGTTTCGAGTCGTGTCCTAGCTGCCATTCGTGAAGGGTGGCTTTCGGCAACGACTGATCGAAGCGGCCGATGTACTGCTGGGCCGTTCGGCGTACCAGGAAATGGCGCCTGGTACCGAGTCGTTGCCAACGCTCGATTCGCCTGAGGTGGAAGAGCAGCGGCGCCGCATGGGCGGCCAGTTGTCGCTGCCAACCACATCGCAGACACGCTGGTATCTCGCCGATCTCGAAATGGCCGAGCTGCGCGCGGATGCTGGTGACATGGGCCCGGCTGCGCGGCTTATGACTGCAGCGCGAAAAGACGGGATCATGTCTGGCGTCTTGAGCACCCGCACTGAGGGGCTTGTGCGGCTGCCGCGAAAGTTTCGTGGAGATGCTGACGTGGTCGCGGCGCTTGAGCTCGGACACGACCGTGTGATCTCGGTGTTCGATGAGATGTGCCCGGCAACTGAGCTCGCGCACTTTGCCGCCGACGGCTGCATGCTCGGCGTTGCGATCGGCGAACTCGTACCCGTTGCGGGGCGCGATTACCCGGTGTTTGTACGGCACTCGCCTGAGTTTCTGTTCTACCGCTGGGTAGAAAATCGCTGGTACTTCAAATCAATCGCTGGGCTGTTGCCGATCACACCGGGCGATGGCCGTTGGGTGTTGCACTTGTCTGGTGGTCGCATGGCGCCGTGGCAACACGGTCTGTGGCGCTCGCTTGGTCGCGCGTACATCCGCAAAGAACACGCGGCGATGCATAAAGACAATTGGGAGGCGAAGCTTGCTAACCCAGCGCGCGTAGCTGTCGCACCGCAAGGTGCCGCTGAGCAACAGGCCGAAGCTTGGTTTCGGTCGGTGATGGCGTGGGGGATCAATACCGTTTTCGGCATGCGTCCCGGTTATGACGTGAAGCTGATCGAGAGCAATGGCCGCGGTTGGGACAGCTTCAACAAGACCATCGCCGATCAAAACACTGAGATGACCATCGCTATCGCAGGTCAAACGGTGACCACCGATGGCGGCGCAGGTTTTCAAAACAGCGACATTCACAAGACGATTCGTGCTGACCTGATCAAAGCCACTGCCGATCAGCTGGCGTTTACGATCAACACGCAGATTATCCCGCCATTCATTGCGTTGCGCTTTGGTGCTGAAAATGTCGTGCCGAAGGCAACAGTGGTTGAATGGGACGTCACGCCGCCGAAGGATCGCAACAGCGAAGCCACATCGCTGGTCACTGTTGCGAGCGCGGTAAAGGTGCTGACCGAAGCATTGCAGCCATACGGCGTGCAGCTCGATGTCACCGCTATCACCAGCCGGTTTAGCGTGCCGATTCAAGGTGACGTCAATGGCGATGGTCGGCCGGATGCCGGCGGACTCACTTCAAGCCCGGATGTGCCGCGCGACGTCAAACCGCCGCAGCTGCGCGCCGTCGAACCAAACCCCGATGACGTTGATCCGGATGGTGACGTCGAGATCGATCAGGAGGCGGCGTGATGAACGCAGCAGCGCGCTTCCGAGTTCGGCCGCGGCACGTTTACGATCCGCAACTCATCCACGGCTCAAACAAGCCGCTGGCCGTCGATCCGCAAGCGTTTTTTTCGCTCTTCATGATGCCCGAGACTCGGGAAAACACCGAGCTCGGCAACGTTACGATCGTCGACATATCGGGCCCGTTGCACACGCACGACTCGGGCTGGTGTGACTCGTACGAATCGATACTTGAGCGAGTGCAGCAAGCGTGCGAGTCCGCCGCGCAAGCAATCGTGTTGCGCATCGATTCGCCCGGCGGTGAGGTTGGCGGTTGTTACGACGCTGCGCGCAAGGTTCGCGCGCTCGGCAAAGTCTCAGGTAAGCCGATCTACGCGTTCGTGGAAGAGTCCGCGTGCAGCGCTGCCTACGCGCTCGCTTCTGCGGCGAACGTGGTTGTATTGAGCGACAGCGGGATCGTTGGCTCGATCGGCGTGCTTAGCACCCGCAGCGACTACTCGGCCGGCAACATGGCGCGCGGGTTGCGCGTTGCGCTGATCACGAGCGGCGCGCGCAAAGCGGACGGCAATCCGGACGCGCCCATCACAGACAGCGAACTCAAGGCCACGCAAGAAATCGTTGACTCGATGGCCAATGAGTTTTTCGCCTTGGTCGCAGAGCTGCGCGGCATCGATGCCGCTGCGGTGAAAGCGCTTGAGGCAAAGAGGTTCCACGGGGCAACCGCTGTGACGGCTGGCCTGGCGGATCGCGTGCAGTCCTTTGACAACCTGATCGCGAGCATCGCGGCCGGGGAAAGTGAGCAAGTCATGGCATCCGATTACGACACCGCGCGCACCGCGCTCGAAAAAGTCGCCAAGGGAAACGACGCCAACGCGGAAGCTGCCAAGCGCGCGCTTGCCGCAATGGAGCCGCCGAAGCCCGATGGCGACGGTGACAGCGCCGAAGGCGATGAGCCCCCGGCCGATGACGACAAAAAGCCAAAGCCAAAGGATGGCGACGCAGCCGAAAGCGAGCCGCCGGCCGATGACGACAAAGAGGCCAGTGCGGCGCAAGCCGCGGCGGCCGGGCAGCCGTTAGCTGCACGCAGCGCCGAAGATATTGCACTCGAGGCCATGGCCAAGGTGCACAAGCTCGAAGCGGCGATCGCGCAAGAGCGGATCGACACCGAGCGCAAGGCGTTGCTTGACGCACGCCCAGACCTCGCGCCCGAGCTGCGCGCGCTGTTGATGACAACGCCGATCAAGAAAGTGCGCGAATACCTCAAAGAGTTGCCCAAGGGGCAGGCGCGAACCACGTCCGTAGTCACGCCAACACCAACGCGTGGCGCAACCCAAGGCGGGCCGGCACACGGCAGCGTGTTGGAAGCAAGCGCCATCGATCGAGCCATGGGCCTGACCTCGCAAGAGGTTGGTGTGCGGCTGGAAGGGTCAACCCAAGTCTTTGGGTTCCGCGATGTTGAGATCAAAACGCCTGCGGCGCAGCCCGCAGCTGCCGGAGGCAATGCCAAGTGACTGCACTAACCAAAGAACGTTCGCGCTCACAAGAGGCCTGGAAATACATCCAGTTCACTCTCGCGAGCGGTAACAAGGCCTATAAGGGCGGGCTTGCCGCGATCGATCAGTCGACTGGCAAGTGCGAGCCTGGCCACAACGAATCCGATCTTTTCCCCGTTGGCGTGTTCGCCGAAACGGTCGACGCCACCAGCGCAGAGAAGCTGGTCAACGTAGATCTGCAGGAAGAGATCTGGGTTGAGTGGTGGAAAAACGACACGGGGACTGCGGTCACGGCGGCCATGGTCACCGGGCTTTGCTACATCCTCGATGATCAGACTGTCACTGCCGATGCAACCGGCGCGTCGATTGCTGGGCGCGTGTGGAAAGTCGACAGCGTCAAAGGCGTTGCCGTGCAGAAGCTGTCCGGCGGCAGTGGCTCGCCAGCGTCGACCCTCGGCGGCCTAGAGATGGTCGAGACAACGCTTGCCGCGTTCTCTTCCAACAACATCAACGTGCCGAGCGATCCAGCGTCGGGTGCGGTCTATGAGATCCCGGCCACCGCTGCCGCGTCGACTGTCACGTTGCCAGCCACTGCGGCCGAAGGCACGGAACTCACGTTCCTGGCGGACGGCACGCTCAACGGCCACACGGTGCAATACCGCGATGCAACCGGTCCGGTGAACGTCACCACGGCGCTCACTGCGAGCAAGCGGCACATGGTCAAGGCCGTGTTCCTCAACAGCGTGTGGCGAGCGATCGCCTATGTCAGCCCGTGATCAGCTGACGATCGACTGACTAGGAGAAATCACAATGCCAGCTCTAACACCTACGTTTCTCATGGATGTGGAATCGCGCATGCAGGTCATTGCTGAGCGCGAGTACACGCGATTGGCTTCGAATCTTTGGTGGCGCATGCTCACCAAGGTTCGCGGATCAACGGGTCGCCGCGACGTGTTGCAATGGCTGCTGTCGACTGCCCAGATCAAGGATCAGGGCAAGGGCGGTAACATCGCATTCGACGATCTCGTTTCGACGTACACCGAGATCGAAACCAAGTTTAGCGGCGCTGGTCTCAAGCTGACCAAAGCGCAGCTAGAGGATACAGACGGCGGCGGCATGGACCTGGCCGGCCAATGGTCTGGAGACATTGGCGCGTACATGGCCTATTGGCCGCAAAAGCAAGTGACGCATTTCCTCAAGAATGCGCACAACCTTGCGACCGCTGGCGGGTACACCGGCTACGACGCGTTGCCGTTCTTTCACGCTGCGCACCCGGTGAATCCCTTCAACGATGGCGCTGGCACGTATCCGAATCTTCTAACTGGCGCGGCGTCCGGCTCATATCCCGGCGCGCTTCCGTTGGATGACTCTATCGATGTTGATGACGCGTTGGTGAATCTGTCGAAGCTGTTCAGTTTCATCGCGTCGTTCAAGATGCCTAACGGAGAGGATCCGCGGTTCCTTCGTGCGCGTGGACTCTTGTGCACGCCACGCA